AAAAAAAGATTAGGTAAGCTATCTTGTACTAGAGTTAAGGCTGAAAAGGCAAAATTAAAAGATAAAGGTACTCACTACGCAAAAGCACTACAAAGATATATAAACTATCACTGTTAATAATAATGAATCCATATAAAGATTTAGAAGTTACAGATTTTTACATAATAAGAGAATTTTCTCAAGATATAGATCCAATAGAATTAAAGTGGCACAGGGATAATGAAGATCGAATATTGGAAATTCAAGGCAATACTGATTGGAAAATTCAACTAGAGAATAATCTACCATTATCTATTAATCAACCGATATTTATACCTAGAGGATCATACCATAGAGTTATAAAAGGTACTAATAACTTGAAATTAAAAATATATAAAAAATGAAAAAACAATTAATTAACGAAGCATTTAGACTTCAGCAGCTAGCAGGTATTATGCCTATTAATTCTTTAAATGAAAAATTAGATGCTGTTGGACATGAAGATTCTGATGTCAATAACGATGGATATAAAGATGAAAGTGATAAATATATACTTAATCATCGTAAAGTTATTAGTAAAAATATAAGTGAAGGTGAAGATCATGAAGTAGCAATGGCTCAAGCAAGTCTAAAAGCTATTATTAGTTCAGCTTCTCAATTAATGAATAAAATAGGTCAGGAAGAAATTAACATACCCGCCTGGATCCAGGATCACATTACCAATTCTGAAAACTATATCGAACAAGCCAATCAAGGATATCATCAATTATGTGATAAAGGAGAAGAAGGTGTTGAAGTATCTATAATGTAAAGAATGAAAAATAAAGAAGTATTAAGGTATATTATTAAAGAAGAAGTAAATAGGTTCCTAAAAGAACAAGACGAGCAGGTACGTATTACTTTTGAAACTAATCCCTTAGAGTATATACTAATAAAATATCCAACACTTCAAAAAACATTAGTAAGCCTAATGTCAGATGCATTTAAAGACTATCTGACAGGAGTATATATAATGGCTCCTAAGCCGACTACATTTAAAATATTATTACATAACGGTCAATATTTTTACCTAACATATCTAGGTAAAGCATATGAATGCGAAGTATCCGGTAGAAAGTATTATTTAATGGGTATTGGAGAAAAACAACGAGCAATATTAGCTATAGCTAATTTATTAAAACTAGGAAGACCATCCTCAAGTGAAGGACCTTCAAGTGAAATATCGGCTGGAGAAGAAGCTACATCTCCTGCAGCAGAAACTCCACCTTCTCAAGCTGAAGAAGAGAAAACTGAATCATAAGTTGATTAATTGAGATATTATAGTTATTATTAGCTACTGAAATGATAAAATTGAGTAATATATTAAAAGAAGTTATGGAGAAAGAAGAGCAGTATAATGATAATACTGAATCTACTTATGATAAAGTTATAAAAGATGCTTTAAAAGTCGATCAAATACCATTAGTACAAGGAAAGTATAAATTAGGAGATAATAAAAGCCCGCAAGGTCCTGATTTAGAAACATTCATTAAATTATATAAAGTATCTCCACCTACATCAGGAAAAGAAGTAGGATCAGCAGGTACAAAAGGTTCAGGGAACGGAGAAATAGCTCTTTATTGGTTATTTAAATATCAAACCCCAAGCATCCCAGCTAGAGATTCACGAGGATCAGATAATCCGGATCTAATAATAGATGGACATGGAGTTGAAGTTAAATCAATGGAAAGCAATGATCTAGCTTTAGGTAGATTCGGTCATGAAGAATATAAAGAAAATATATTATTACTAAATGATATATTTAGTTTATACGCCTTATCATCAGTAATAGCTCACAAAAAACCTAGAATTCCTACAGTTAGTAATTTTAATCAAAACGAATTAAAAGAAGCTTTAAAAGGCGTTATAGAATTATATAATGATGAAAAATTAAAAGAGCTTAAAGATTCATTTCCTATTATCGGAAATATATATAAAAAGACTGAAATTATTTTTAATAAACTATCATTAGAAGGTAATTTTGATGAAGTAGAAGCAGGCGGGGCAGTACTTAAAAGGCTTTTAACTACTAAACTAACACGTAAATTAAATCTTAATTCTAAAGCACCAGGGTATATTGTTAACATCAGCTCTTCAGGAGATATAAAATATTATAGAGTTACTATAGAAATGTTAGAAAATCTGGATAATAAAAAAATTATGGACGGTAATAATGTAACCGCTCAGCAATCATTCTTATATATTAAACCACAAAATCTTTTTAAATAATAGTTGTAACTTCCATTTATATTACCTATATTTAGGTTTAAATAAAATATAATTATGGCTAAAGCAAATTCTAATCGATACAGAACGTTCAATACTCCAGAAGGAAAACAAATAAGTATCTTTACTCCGACAAACAGTCAACCTCAGTTTCACTCACTAGACGGACCTGCAATTAAATATCCTAGATCAATAAAAAAACCAGATGAGTATTTTATATACGGTATACGGTATACAAAAGAAAAATGGTTAGAGTTAAAAAATGACGTTAAGGTAACGACTAATCCATTTCCTACAGATAACGTTTAATTACATTTTTATGATATTTATTATAAAATATTTATTATGGAATTTAACTACAAGCAATTCTTAACCGAAAACAAACTTACCCCTCAATCCAGAGTTAAATCATTATTTGAAAGAGATCAGTCAGATGAACATGAATCAAACAGTGGAAAAATAAACGAAAAACAATCTGTTATAGTAAACGGTAAACCAGTTGATGTTAATTCAATTGAAATAGATGGTGTAGAAATGTACGACTATCCAGACTTCTCTGACGCCTATGTAATTAATGCTACATTTGAAGATGGAATCGATTTGACAGATACTGAATTAGAAGAACTGCAGGAAGAATATCCAGACTTAGTTCATGAATTAGCACATGAATCGATTCAAGAAGGAAAAGAAGAAGATGATGATGAATTTCAAGATGAGCCTACATCAAAAGATATTAAACCTAGTAAAAGCACCGATAATTTAGCTGAAAAACAATATCGATTAGCTTCATTATTAAAGCGTAAAGATGAATTAGTATCTAAATTTAAGTATAATGAAATTAATTTCGATCAATATAAACAAATGATTGGTAATATTCCTCAGCAAATAATAACTCTTAAAGCAGATATTGAGAAATTAGAAGCTGGAGAATTAAATGAAGCAGATAATTATGAAAACTTAACTTTAAAAATGAGTAAGTTTGCAGAAGCTCTTGATAAATACGAAGAACATCAACTAAAAACTATGTTAGTAGAGTTAGCGTGGAAAGAAACAACAATTGAAAAACTAATAGATTCAGTACTTGAATTCGAAAATATAAATAATTAAAATTATGAGTTAATATTAACTCAAATAAAAGTTATGGAGCAGGATAATAAATCCAATCCGAATAATATAAAACAAGCAATTAAGCAGGAATTCATCAAGTGTGCGACGGATCCTGCTTATTTTATGCGCAAATATTACATGATCCAGCACCCCAAAAGGGGAAGGATACAGTTCGCATTATACCCATTCCAAGAAAAAGTATTAAAATTATTACAGAATAATGAATATACTATAACTAACAAATCAAGACAGTTAGGTATATCAACATTAGTTTCTGCATATTCACTATGGTTAATGCTTTTCCATAGAGATAAAAACGTATTAGCAATTGCTACTAAGCAAGAAACAGCTAAAAATATTGTAACTAAGATTAGATTTGCATACCAATCATTACCAACCTGGCTAAAAATAAAAACAGTTGAAGATAATAGATTAAGTTTAAGGCTAGCTAATGGGTCACAAGTAAAAGCTGTCGCAGCATCACCAGATGCAGGCCGATCTGAAGCTGTATCATTATTAATACTAGATGAAGCAGCTTTTATTGAAAATATTGATGTAATATTTACAGCCGCTCAGCAAACATTAGCAACAGGAGGTCAATGTATTGCTGTTTCTACACCAAACGGTACAGGAAACTGGTTCCATAAAACTTTCTCAGCAGCACAGCTAGGAGATAATAAATTTATTCCAATATCACTACCATGGACTGTTCACCCGGAAAGAAATCAAACATGGAGAGATGAACAAAATACAATATTAGGAGTAAGAGCAGCCGCTCAGGAGTGTGATTGCAATTTTTCTACATCTGGAGAAACAGTAATAGAGCCAGATATATTAAATTGGATAGAGAGTACTACAATAGAAGACCCTGTTGAAAAAAGAGGAATGGATGGAAACTTATGGGTATGGGAATCTGTTGATTATAATAAAAATTATGCAGTAATAGCTGATGTTGCAAGAGGAGACGGAAAAGATTATTCTGCATTTCATATTATAGATATTGAGTCAAATACACAAGTATGTGAGTATAAAGGTCAAATAGGTACAAGAGATTACGGTAACTTATTAGTAGGAATTTCAACAGAATATAATGACGCTTTATTAGTTATAGAGAATAATAACATCGGATGGGATGTTGTCCAAACAGCAATTGAAAGAGGGTATAGAAACCTGTATTACTCACCATCATCAGATATAGCATTAACAAATGTGGAGATGTATCTCAATAAATTTAATTCCGGAAACGGTATGATTCCTGGCTTTTGTACAAATTTAAAAACAAGACCTCTTGTTATTTCGAAATTAATTTCTTATCTTAATGAAAGGTCTTTAACAATAAAGTCTAAAAGAACATTATCAGAACTAAGAACCTTTATTTGGAAAAACGGCAGGGCTCAGGCTATGGATTCGTATAATGATGATCTAGTCATACCTCTATCAATAGCAATGTTCTTAAGAGATACGGCTTTAAAATTTATGCAGACAGGTGAAGATTTAGCACGAGCTTCACTAAATGGAATGGGTAAAACAGGTAATAATGGTGGGTTTCAAATTTATAGTCCTAGTGATTATGGAGGTCAGAATCCATGGAATCAAACTAATATTTACGGCCAACAAGAAGATATTAGTTGGTTAATATAATATATTTATATTTATAACAAATGGCAGAATCAAACGTATTTAGTAGATTAAAAAGATTATTCTCTACAGATGTAGTAATAAGAAATATTGGTGGTAACCAACTTAAAGTAATAGATACCGATCGAATTCAAACAAACGGCGTATTACAAACCAATGCCCTGGTCGACAGGTTCAATAGAGTATATACTACGTCAAACTCATATGCATACAACTTAAACACTAGTCAGAACTATCAGACTATGCGTGTCCAGCTTTACTCTGATTACGAAGCTATGGATACAGACGCTATTATTGCATCAGCATTAGATATTGTATCTGACGAATGTACACTAAAAAATGAACAAGGAGATGTGCTTCAGATCAGATCCTCCGATGAAAATATTCAAAAAATACTATATAATTTATTTTACGATGTATTAAATATAGAATTTAATTTATGGTCATGGATTAGAAATATGACTAAATATGGAGATTTTTATCTTAAATTAGAGATTGCAGAAAAAATAGGAGTATATAATGTAATACCATTCTCAGCATATACAATCGTAAGATTAGAAGGTATCGATATTAGCAATCCTTCTTATGTACAATTTAAATTTGATCCAACTGCAGTATCAGGAGGCACTTCTGGATATATGGCAACATATTCTGGAATGATAGAAGGTAAGGATGGAATAACATTTGAAAACTATGAAATGGCACATTTCCGCTTATTAGGAGATGTAAATTATTTGCCATACGGCAGGTCTTATCTAGAGCCCGGAAGAAAAATATTTAAGCAAATGGTGTTAATGGAAGATGCGATGTTAATTCATCGTATTGTAAGAGCACCAGATAAAAGAGCATATTACGTTAATGTTGGAGCTATTCCTCCTAATGAAGTAGAGACATATATGCAAAGAATGATCTCTAAAATGAAGAAAATTCCTTTTGTAGATCCAAATACAGGTCAATATAATCTTAAGTATAATATGCAAAATTTACTTGAAGATTACTTTATACCAGTTAGAGGTAACGATACATCAACTAGAATAGAGACTGTACCCGGATTACAGTATAACGGAATAGAGGATGTTGCTTATTTAAGAGATAAATTATTTGCCGCATTAAAGATCCCTAAAGCGTTTATGGGATATGAAAAAGACCTAACAGGTAAAGCAACCTTAGCTGCAGAAGATATAAGATTTGCAAGAACAATTGAAAGAATTCAAAGAATTGTACTATCAGAACTAACCAAAATTGCATTAGTACATTTATACACTCAAGGATATACAGCAGAATCATTAACAAATTTCGAACTATCTCTTACTACTCCATCTATAATATACGATCAAGAAAGAGTAGCATTAATGAAAGAAAAAGTAGATCTAGCAGCTCAAATGACTGAAAACAATCTATTTCCTAGTGATTGGATATACGATAATTTATTCCACTTAAGTGAAAATGAATACGATGAAATTAGAGATCTAATATTAGAAGACAAAAAGAGACAATTTAGGTATACTCAAATCGAAACCGAAGGAAACGATCCATCAGAGTCAAATCAAGCGTACGGCACCCCGCACCAAATCGCAAGTCTATACGGCGGAAACTCAGTAAGAACTGCCGCATCAAAAGTACCTTTAGGGTACAACGAAAAAGACCCAAGTGAACCTATTAAGGTACCAGGAAGGCCTCAATCTAAGGCTTCATTTATAAATACTGCAGACGATCCATTGGGTAGAGATAGAATGGGCTCATACGATATGAAGGCAAAACCATCATCAGGAGAGGATGCTACAGGTAGAACAAAATATATAGGAGGTTCACCTTTATCGTTAGAAAGTAAACAAGCGCAAATAGTTTATTATACTAATAAATCAATGTTTGATAAAATTAATGTAAATCACAAAGTTAATTTATTTGAGCAAAGTAATTTACTAGACGAACATAATATTATTAGTGATATTGAATAACGTACATATTTATTATTAGTATATACTATTTACATGAGTACTATTAAAAAGCATTCTAAATACAAAAACACCGGAATCCTGTTTGAACTTTTAGTAAGACAGGTGACCTCCGATATGATGTCCAATCAAGACTCCAAGTCAGTGTTGATTATAAAAAAATTCTTTAAAGGTACAGAAATGTCTAAAGAATATGGATTATACAATACTATTATTAATGCACCTAAACTTAGCGAAGGAAAAGCTGAATCATTAATTAACGTTGTATTAGAGCAGAGTAAAAAATTACAAAAAGAGAAATTAAATAAAGAAAAGTATAATCTTATTCGAGAGATTAAAAAACATTACGATGTAGAAAACTTTTTTAAAGCTAAAATAGATAACTATAAACTCTCTGCTGCAATATATACTTTAATAGAATCTACTAATGATAGGAGCTATACAGATACTAAAACCATTGTAGTAAATAAATTAACTATTCTAGAGCATGTAACTAAAGAGTTAATGACCGAGAGTAAAATAGAAAAAAAAGCTGTAGAAGAATTTATGAAAGAAGATAAGGATATTAGAATCCTTGCTTACAAAATTCTAGTTGAGAAATTTAATACACAATACAATATCCTGTCTGACGATCAAAAACAAATACTAAAAGAGTACATAAATAATATATCAGATACTAAGCAGTTAAAAGTATTCTTAAATAATAAAATTGAACAGGTTAAATCTGAAATAGAAAAATTAGTACCTAAGATAGATGATAAAATTACTACTATTAAAATAAATGAAGTATTAAATCTTATTCAACCGATATCTGAAAGAAAATCAATAAAAGAAGATAATTTAGTTTCGTTAATGCAGTATTATGAATTAGTTAAAGAAATTAAACTATCATTAAAATGAATAACGATAAGGTAAAAGATTTTATTAAGAAGCAGGTATTAGAGTATATAAAGGTTGAAGAAGAGTCCTCAACTGGAGGTGAAGGTTATTTAGGTAAGACTGCATATAATCCAAATAAGAAAGCACAAGGAACAGCACATAATTATTTAAAAAGTAAGATGGGCTGGAAAGAAGCACCATCTATCCCTAATCGGCCCTCTGAAATGATTGACTATCAGCAACTGTTTGAAGACGATAATGAACTAGAAACTATTCAAGATGAAGAAACAGGAGATCCTATAATAAGACATAAAATAACTGATAAAGATAAAGAAACCATAAAGAAAGCTCAAGCATTAATAGCGAAAGAGAAAGAGTTACAAAAAGAAAATTACTCTAGATTTAAAAATGAAACTAAAACTAGATCTAAATCAGAGCATTATCATAAAGCTATTTTAGAAGTTAAAAAAAGAACTAACGAGCTTAATAAATTATTAGAATACGCTATTAGACTAAAACAAGAATTAAACCAGGTTGATGAAATTAAGTCATCTAGACATACTTTAAATGCATTAGATAAGGTTACCGAAAACATTAAAGAGGTATATATCAAAGCTAAAAAATTAAAGTAAAATGGCAAAAGTAAAAGGAGGAAGAGCAGCTTCTTCTGGAATTAAAGTAACGTTTGGTAAGAGAAGAATAGGTAAATTTAAAAAAAGACAAAACAAACACAGTAGTGTAGGTAAAAAATATAGAGGACAAGGTAGATAATTAAAATATGAAACCAATACAAAATCAATATCAGGACCTTTTAGAAGGCAAAATGTCTAAGCATAATTTTTTAAATAATGTAAAAAATACATTATCAGAATATGTTTCTAAAGGAAATTCCTACGAAGACGCCATTAGTATTTTAAAGAGTAAAAGAATTATATCTGAAAATAATGTCACCTCTCAACAAATTCAAGACAAATATAATGAAATGTTTGGAAAAAATTCACAAACTACATTTACAGATGTTGCTAAGGCACTAGGTATTTCTGAACCAGAAATAGCAGCTGCTTTATTTATATCTCCTTTTAAAGAAAATAAGGTAGATACTCAATATCAAGACTCAAAGACTTTAGCTAAAGCTGTAGCTGGTAAATACCCGGAATTACAAAAATTAGCATCACAAGATAGAAAAATGTTCGAAAGAGCTGCTTTTAAATATGCTGTTGAATTAATGAAATCAGCCGGTCTTTCAAGTACAGTTCGAACGAATCTAATTAATGGATATGCTGATGAAGACTGGCCGTCAGATTTTATATCTGCACTAGGTAATATTTTAAAAAGCAGTGAAGACGATCAAGAAATAATTAATAGATACGATCGTGAACAAGAAAAGCATGCACTTCCTGGAGGTCATACATTAGAAAATAAAAATTCATTTGATAAAGTATTAAATAGATTAAGCGAAGGAACAGCAACATTAAATAAATTTACCAACGAAATAGATACAGTTAATCCTATTGAATATAGAAACGGTGTTAGCTATGAAGTAGATCTAGTAGGAGATTTCTCAGGAGAAGGATTACAAAATGCAGTTAAAAAAGTTCTTAAGAATCTAAAAAAAGATCCAATATATTATACTAATTTAAAAGCAGAAGCTACTAAGAAAATTAATAATAAAAAAGTAGTATCTTCTGAATATACTGAATTAAAAAAAGATAATCAAATAGATAAATTAAATCAATTAAAATCTATTGTTAAAAAAGAAATTGCTAATACTAAAACCTCTTTAAGTAAACAAGAAAAAGCATCTAAAGCAATGCCTAAAGGTGTTAAGTTAATGAAAGAGGATAAGGAAAATAATACAGAGCTATCAGCAGCTAATGTTGAAAAAATAATTAAAAAAGACGGCGGTGCTCGTGCCGATGTATTTAACATCGAAGATATAAAAGAAACAGGCGATGTATATGTTAGAAGCAAAGTATCAGGTATATATAGGCTAGTAGGAGATGCTCTTAGAACCTTAGAAAGTCATTTTGATGTAGAAGAAAGGTATGAAGATCATGGTGATAGGGATGAATATGTATACTTTATATCACCAAAAACATCTAAACCGGAACCAGAAAATAAACCAGTACGTAAACCATTACCGAATGATAATATACCGATAGAAGATATATTTGAAAACGACGATAAAGCTAGGCAAGAAAAAGATTTTAGTAATTTTTCTAAAAAAATGATAGGTAAAAAATCATCTGCTCAAAATACTATTAAATCTAAAATTAAGGAGTATGTTGTTAAACATTTAAAAAAAGAAGCTGTTGAATTTACTATAGGTGCTAGCGGTAACAAAGTATACAAGTCAGAAACAGGGGTAAGAGCATATGAAGACGAATTAAAAGCAGCAGGTGTAAAATTTACTAAAAGAAAAGCATAACAATGTCTAAGCAAGTATTAATAGAATATAATACATTCAAGCCCCAACCCCAGCAACTAAATGAGGTTAGGCTAAATCCTAGTAAGAATTTAATTGTTAGCGGTAAAATGCAAGAAGCTAACAAAGCGAATGCTAATAGAAGAATATATTCTAAAGAAATATTAGCAAGAGAAGTTGATAAATACCTTAAAGGACCTATTGCAGAAAAAAGAGCATTAGGAGAACTAGACCATCCGGAATCATCAGTAATTAACCTTAAAAATGTATCACATAACATTTCTAGGGTATGGTGGGATGGAGATGATCTATACGGTGAATTCGAAATATTACCAATACCGTCTGGTAATATATTAAAAGAATTATTCCTTAATAATATAAATGTAGGAGTATCATCTAGGGCTTTAGGATCTGTTTCACCTCTAGGCGAAGGCTTAGTTCAAGTAGAAGAAGATCTAGAATTAATATGCTGGGATTTCGTATCCACCCCATCTACTTACGGTGCATATGTAAAACCAATAGGTCTTAATGAAGGATATTCAGCAGAAGATATAATTCAAAGCAATAAATTTACAAAAGTAAATGATATAATATCGCAGATTATATGTGAGCAGGCAGGTGAATGCTGTATTAGATAATAACATTTAATATAAAATATAATAAAAGTTCATAATTTTTATGAGCTTTTTCTTTTTTCGCATATCCCTCCATATTTATTACTGTATATGCCGTCCCAATACAGCATTGTTTTAGTAAAAAACCTTATATTGCTTGAATATCTCAAATAAGCAATTACAAACAACAAGATTTATAGATGAAAAATCAAGAATTGTACAAACAAGCAATTGCTGATGCTAAGAGTTTAAAAGAAATTTCTATGGCACAAGCAAAGCAAGCAATCGCCGAAGCTTTCAATCCTAAAATTCAAGAAATGTTCCGCCTTAAATTATCTGAACTAGAAGAAGATGAATTAAAAGAGGACGTTGATAACATGGAAGAAGGACATGAATATGGCGAAGATGGTAAAATGGAAGAATCTGAAGAAGTTAATGAAATGACTTTAGAGGAAATCTTAGCTGAATTAGAAGAAGGTGATGATGATGAAGAAGATGATGTTGATCTAGAAGAAATGTCAAATGGATACTCTCACGGAAAACAAAAACCTGCAATGGAAGAAGCTGAGGAAGAGGAAGAAGTAGAAATTGATGCCGAAAAAGAAGAAGGTGAAGATGATATCGAATCCGAAGAAGGAGCTGAAGAAGTGGCTGAATTATCTGTAGAAGAGTTCAAAGATCTTATCCGTGATGTAATCGCTGATGTAATGTCAGGAGGAGTATCAGGTGAAGAAGATTTAGAAGGATTAGAAGGTGATGAAGAAGAAGTTATTGGCTTAGATGAAATCTTAGCACAATTAGAAGGTGAAGATAAAATGGAAGAAGCTAAAAAGAAAGATGATACTAAAGAGTTAAAAGCAGAATTGCATGAAGCTATTAAAACTATCAATTCTTTAAAGAATTCTTTAAATGAAATCAACTTATTAAATGCTAAATTACTTTACGTTAATAAAATCTTTAAAGCTAAAACATTAACAGAATCACAAAAAGTAAAAGTTGTTAATGCATTTGACAGAGCAAGCACTACTAGAGAAGCTCAAAACATTTACGAAACATTAAAAGATTCATTAGGAGAAACTAAAAAACAATCAATTAAAGAATCAGTAGGATTTGCTTCAAAAGCAATGGGTAAAGCACCAGTAAAGCCCATCGTAGAATCAGATGCTTATGTTAGCCGTTTACAAATTTTAGCTGGTATAAAAAAAGCATATTAATTAATTAAACAATTTATTTTAGAAAATGGAAAATAACCTAAGTAGCTTGTTAGAATCTGCAAACCCTTACAAAAACATGCAGTCTGACGCTCAAAAGCTAGTATCAAAATGGTCTAAATCTGGTCTATTAGAAGGACTAGAAGGACAAGACAAAAACAACATGGCAGTGTTGTTAGAAAATCAAGCTAAGCAATTAGTAATGGAGCAATCTTCAGCAGGTGGTGGTACTACTTCTGGAGCTACATTTACTCCAGGTAACGGTGAGCAGTGGGCTGGTGTTGCTTTACCTTTAGTACGTAAAGTATTCGGTCAAATTGCAGCTAAAGAATTCGTTTCAGTTCAGCCAATGAACTTACCTGCCGGTTTAGTATTTTATTTAGATTTCCAGTACGGAACTGAAAAAAATCCTTTCCAAACAGGAGCAGCTAACGGATCTTTATTCGGTCAGCAAACAGTTTCAGGTGATTCAGGATTCGGTAACGCAGCTGCAGGCGGTCTTTATGGCGCTGGACGTTTTGGTTACTCAATCAATCAGTTCTCTGCTTCTATCGCAGGTACTGTAGCAACTGCATCATGGGCTAGTGTAAACTTCGATGCTAGTTTATCTGCATCAGTATTAGCTGGCGAGATTAAAAAAATTACAGTATCTACATCTTCAATTTCTGATTTAGATCCAAACGGTATTCGTGCATTTATTGTAACTTCAGGTTCAGTAGGTGTAAACGATAACTTACAGGCTTTAACAGGAATATCTGGATCTAATTTATCATTCTATGTTTCTGCTTCTACTGCAGAGGTTCCAGTATCTGGAGCATTTATAGTTGAGTACAACAAGAAGACAGATTTCAATAAGAGAGGTGATTTCGAAGATGCTCCATCAACAGGATATTCAACTCCTAACGCTGAGTCAGCTACTTCAATCGTTATCCCGGAAATTAACGTTCAAATGCGTTCTGAAGCAATCTCTGCTAAGACACGTAAGTTGAAAGCACAATGGACTCCTGAATTTGCACAGGATCTTAATGCTTATCATTCATTAGATGCTGAAGCAGAATTAACATCTATGCTATCTGAATATATCTCTTTAGAGATTGACTTAGAAATCTTAGATATGTTGATCGAAAATGCTCCATCAACTGAATATTGGTCAGCAAAAGTAGGAAATCAAATCAATTCAACAGGTACTGCATTCGATTCTAATGTATCTGGAGTATATTACACTCAAATGTCTTGGTTCCAAACTTTAGGAATTAAATTACAGAAGATTTCTAACATTATTCACCAACGTACATTACGTGGTGGTGCTAACTTTATGATGGTCTCACCAGCTGTTTCAACTATCCTTGAATCAATTCCAGGATTTGCTGCAGACACAGACGGTGCTGCTGATACTATGAAGTATGCATTCGGTGTACAGAAAGTAGGTCAATTAAACAGTCGTTACAAGGTTTACAAAAACCCTTATATGATTGAAAACTTAATATTAATGGGCTTCCGTGGTAACCAATTCTTAGAATCAGGTGCTGTTTACGCTCCATATATTCCGTTAATCATGACTCCACTAGTATACGATCCAGCTACATTTACTCCGCGTAAAGGTATCATGACTCGTTACGCTAAGAAGATGATCAGACCGGAATTCTACGGTAAAGTTTACGTAGCAGACTTAAACATTGTCTAATTTTAGATAAAGTTTAATCTAAAGAAAGGTCGGCAGCATTTGCCGGCCTTTTTTATTTATATAGACTTAATATCCCTACGTATGCTAAAGAATAAATAGCTATATGAGTACTTATACTCTTAGTATATGTTAATACCGTCTCCCTTTGCTATTAAGGTAATACAATATATAAAAGAACATTTCTAGAAGTGAATTCCTAGCATATTTATATTAGATAAATACTAATAAATAATGGCTAACAAACCTATTTACGACGGTTCTCCGGGCCCAATATCTGGTTCTACTCCATTCGGATTCTATGATACTGATGTATCATTTCAAACCGATGGTCCAAAAGTAGCTAATTTTTGTGCAAGAAGATTAGGATACCCGGTAATGGATGTTGAATTAGATGATGAAAACTTTTATACATGCTTTGAGAACGCAGTTACTACGTATGGTAATGAAATATATCTATTTAAAATAAGAGATAATTACATTACATTAGAAGGTTCTTCCACCGGATCTCAGTTAAATAATTCTGTAATAAATCCAACATTATCAAATTTAATAGCTATTGCAGAAAATTATGCAGGAGAGGCCGGAGCTGGAGGATACGTAACATGGTATACAGGATCATTACCTTTACAACAAGGTATACAGTCATATGATTTAAATGCCTGGGCAGCTGCATCAGCATCACTATCAGCTGGTGATAAAATAGAAATAAGAAGAATTTTTTATGAAACAACTCCTGCTATTGTTAGATATTTTGATCCTTACTTAGGATCAGGATTTAACTACCAGGGATTACTAGAAACATTTGGATGGGGATCATATTCTCCTGCAGTATCTTATATGATGTTCCCACTATACTGGGATATTGAAAGAATCCAGGCAATTGAAATGTCCGATTATGTAAGAAGATCACATTCTTCATTTGAATTGGTAAATAATCAATTAAAGACATTCCCTATTCCTACATCCAATGAAGACCGTTTAAGGTTTGAATATAGTAAAAAGTCAGAATCAATAAATCCAGCTAACGGAGCATATTCAGGATCTACTAATAGAGTATCAGATTCAAGTAAGGTTCCATATCAAAATCCTACCTATTCTTATATTAATGCACCAGGAAGATATTGGATATTTGAATATACAGCAGCATTAGCTAAGGAAACATTAGCATACATAAGAGGAAAATATACTACAGTACCAATACCCGGTGCTGAAGCTACTATGAATCAAGGAGACTTATTAACTGACGCTAGATCAGAAAAAAATTCATTAATAGAAAAATTAAGAGGAGATTTAGAAGAAACTACTAGACAAAAGCAGTTAGAGAGAAAACAAGCAGAAACTACTGCATTAAGTTATACAATGGGAGAAATTCCAATGTTTATTTATATAGGATAATAGAAAAATGGCAATATTTGGTGGTTCAAGAGATATAGATACATTTAAAATAATGTCAAAAGAGTTATTAAATGATATAATAACACAACAAATTGGATATTATAAGATTGTTCTTAACGATACTCCCGCTAATATATACGGAGAATCACTTACTAAAAACTTTATAGGACCTATATTAATTAACTGCATAATCGAAAGAGGAGATTTTGATTCATCAATAGAGGATCAAGGATTAGATAGAGGCCGTGCAGTAACTTTTAGATTTTTAAAAGATATGATAGTAGATGCTAATGTAGTTCCTGAAATAGGAGATGTAATTATGTATAATGAACTGTATTATCAAGTGGATAACGTTAATACCAATCAATTAATAGTAGGTAAAGATGATAATTATGCATATTCTCAAGGACTAGAAAATTACGGTAATAGCTATTCGTATATATTAACCACCTACTACACCAGAGGTGATAAGTTAGGAATAACGCAAGTAATATAAAAATGGCAAAGAGAAGCATACCAAGGCCGGAAAATAAAGTAGAGTTTATGAATAAGCTCGTAATGCCGTACGATGAAACATTCGGTAATCCTAACAGTGTGTTTTCTGAGCCGTATAAACCAGGCCAGCCTCAATTTAATCGTGCAAATGAAATATCTCAACTAAAAGATACCGCAAGAAATATATCTATTGGTATAAAAGATATAGATGAATCAATACAATATTACTTTGATAACACATTAAAGCTATCAGTAATCCAAAATAATACAAGATTAATGGTTCCTGTAATATACGGATCACCTGAAAGGTGGAAGTCTATTCAGGCAGATGGGTTTTACAGGGATGCTCAAGGTAAAATACAGTGTCCATTGATAATATATAGGCGAGAAAACATACAAGCTAATAGAGAGTTAGGTAATAAACTAGATGGAAACAAAGTAAATAACCTAATATTGTTTAAAAAGCAATTTAGTAAGAGAAATATATACGATAATTTCAATATTTTAACTAATAGAACTCCCGAAATAGAGTATGTTGCAGCTTTTCCGCCTGATTATGTGACTATTACGTATAATTGCATAGTATTTACTAATTTTGTTGAACAAATGGATAAATTAATAGAATCTATTAACTTTGCATCTAATACTTATTGGGGAGACCCCAGTAAATTTCAGTTTAGAACAAGAATAGATTCATTTTCCAATCAAATAATACTAGAACAAGGGTCAGATAGAACTATTAAATCAACTTTTGACATGGTTCTAAATGGATATATCATTCCCGACTCTGTTAATAGAGAGTTAGCAAGTATAAATCGAACATTTAGCAATACTCAAATATTATTCGGACTAGAGGTAGCTGATTCTAGCGAACAATTTACTGCTAATATTAGAAAACCTAAAGCTAAAAAGATATCTTCAGTCCAGGCAGCAGATTCTACTAATGTTACAATTCAAATAACAGAAGGATTAACAGAAGATGTAATACAATATCTTAGTAGGAGTATTCAAGTATCAGGTACAGTTATTAATAGTAATACAGTTACCTTTAATGCAGGATGGACTATAGCTCCATCAGGAGTACCTGCAACATCTGCCGATAATTTTATGTTTTTTGCTAATGGAGTATTAATAGAAAAGACAGCAATTACATCATTCGTAGATAATGACACATCAAGTACATTAGTAGTTAATACATCTCTATTATCATATTCATTAGAAGCTACAGATGAAATTATAGGTATTGGTAAATTTGAATAGAAATGGCACTTATAAAAATTAAACAATTACGTAGTAACTTAAGCTACAACGAATCAACCAATATATTAAATGTATCCGGCTCCTTACAAATAACACAAACAAGTCCAAACTATCCTGCATTAGTATCCTCAGGTTCGTTTAATGTTGTAGATTCACCAAATGTTGCATCAGGATCATATAATGGTGAACCAATTGATGGAGGAACATTTTAATTCGATATTTATAAATAGAGCTTATATAAGCTATATTCGAGTACATACTTTAGATAGAACCCATATACATGGCTGTTAAAATTGAGTTAAAGCGTAGCGCAGTTCCAGGTAAAATACCAACCACAAGTTCATTAGACTTAGGGGAGATAGCAATAAATACATACGACGGTAAGGTATTTTTTAAACGAGATGTTGCCGGGTCAGAAAGTATAATTGAGATAGCTAGCACATCAGGTAGCGTATTATCTGCATCATATGCTAATAATGCTGGTCACGCTAATACAGCCACATCCTCATCATATGCTTTAGTAGCAACTAG